GCAATGTCAACACTCAACCTGTTGGTATCGCTAAGGTAGGTACTGTTGGTGGTCGTTTCACGATTTATCGTGATACTCGTACAGAAGCCCAATATCAAGTAGGCACTCGCGCTGCTCAGCTCGAATACGCTCTTCTTGGTTACAAGGGTACTGAATACTACGACACCGGTATCGTATACTGCCCATACATTCCAGTATTGGTACAACGTACCGTTGGTCCTAACGATTTCGCCCCACGTGTAGGCTTAATGACCCGTTATGGTGTTATTGACCACATCTTCGGTGCAAATCTTTATTACCACCTCATCATCGTTTCCGGACTCGGTACCGCTTTCGTTCCTGGTACTGCAGCCACCATGCTCTAATAAAGCTGGTAACGGTAAAACGTTCAAAAAAAGAACCCGCCCTGCAAAGGGCGGGTTTCTTATTGTTTATACTAAATTACTTTTTTTAATATTACCAGTTCTTACACGAGAAGTACTTAGCAGTACCTGGTTTTGCGCTTGAGCATTTATGGCGCGCTCTAAAAGACTTACGGCGCTTAGGGTTTGATTTTTTAATGCGAAGATTAGGGTCTCCGTAATGCACTCTTTTTAATTTGCCGCCTACTCGGGTGCAGCGCATATATTTTTTATCGCTACGAGATGATGCTTGCTGCCCAGTTACTTTGGTACAACGTGCACCTTTCTTTTCTTGTACTTCTACAGGAAATGTCTCTACAAATTCTTTTAACAGTTCGGTTACTTTGGAATCAAATTGCTTAAACATATATATTATTTATTGTTTTAAGTAAATATAATAGATGAGTAAAAAGAAACGTTTGCTTAAACAGAAACAAACTCACAACAATAACGAAAATGCCAAAGACAAAAGTCCAATAGTCCATCAGGCGCAAAAATTAGAAAGACCGGTACAAATACGACAAAGACCGGATTTAACAAACAAACAAAAAGAATTTCTAAAGCTTGCTTTAGATAATAATACCAAAATAATGTTTCTATCTGGCCCGTCAGGTAGTAGTAAAAGCTTTTTAGCCACATTAGCTGTGTTAGAATTAATGAATCTTAAAAAAGTAAGCGATCTACTTTATATACGTTCTATAGTAGAGAGTAGTGATAATAAAATGGGATATCTTCCGGGTAGTGCTGAAGAAAAATTATCTCCTTATCTCGAGCCGTTAATGGAGAAATTGGATGAACTTTTATTTGCTGCAGACGTTAATACATTATTAAAAGAAAAAAGAGTTGACGGTAAACCTACGGGCTTTCTTAGAGGCTTAAGTTGGAATGCAAAAGGTATTATTATGGATGAAGCTCAAAATAGTACTTTTAGAGAGCTTACTACTTTATTAACCCGGGTAGGTCACTTTAGTAAACTTTTTGTTTGTGGGGACCCCATGCAGTCAGATATTAACGGTAAATCAGGGTTTGAAAAAATGTGCAATGTATTTAACGATAATGAAAGCAAAGAAAAAGGTATCCACGTGTTTTATTTAACAGAAGAAGATATAGTAAGAAGCGAAATTGTTAGATATATAGTAAAAAAATTAGAACTTTATAATAAAAAGGGATAACTCTTTTAACTCCGTCAAATTCACTGGCGAATAAATTACAACTTTTTTCATAGAAAAAAGATCGAACACATTTACAATACGTAAATAATATTCCCATGATTTTTGACGAACAAATTTCGCGTAAACCCAATCACTATCCTTGGACTGAAGAATTCATCGAGTCAATGCATAATGGCTTTTGGACCGATAAAGAATTCAGCTTTAAGTCTGATGTGCAGCAATTTAAGGTCAATCTTAGTGAGCAAGAACGCGAAATTATTATTCGCACTCTATCTGCTATCGGTCAAATCGAAGTAGCCGTTAAAACATTCTGGGCTAAATTAGGAGAAAATCTACCGCATCCCGCTTTACAAGATTTAGGATATGTTATGGCTAATACTGAAGTTATCCATAATAATGCCTATGAAAGATTACTTACAGTACTCGGACTAGAGGAAGTATTCGAAGAAAATCTTAAACTAGAGTGGATACAAGGACGGGTAAAATATCTTAAAAAGTATACCCATCGTTACTATAAAGGTAAGGAAAAGCAGTATCTATACGCTCTTATCCTTTTTACTTTATTTGTAGAAAACGTATCATTGATGAGTCAATTCTACGTCATTAATTGGTTTGCTCGTAATAAAAACGTACTCAAAGATACTGACCAACAAGTCAAGTATACCCGTAACGAAGAGAATATTCACGCTTTAGTTGGTATGAAAATTATTAATACCATTAGAGAGGAATACCCTGAACTCTTTGATAAAGAACTTGAAGATAGAGTATTACACGAAGCAGTAGAAGCGTACGAAAGTGAAGCTAAAATTATCGATTGGATGGTTAACGGAGTTAAAGAAGACGGGCTTTCAGCGGCTCACCTTAAGGAATTTATTAAAGATCGTATTAATGAGTCGCTTAGAGGCATTAATTTCCCTCCTGCCTTCGAACCTAATAACGAACTACTTAAGCATACAGCTTGGTTTAACGAAGAACTACTCGGTAACAATATGACTGACTTCTCCACTCTCGTCCGGTAGAGTATTCAAAAAAGTCACAA